GATCGTAGGCGTCCAGTATATCCTTGAGCACCCCCCTTAGCCGCTTGTCCTGCCCCTTGGCGATCTCCACCGCCCGTTGCAGGATGTCTCGCTCCTGCTCCAGGGCTTCATAGTCGGCGTATTTTATCCATTCACCGTCTTCTATAGGCTGCATCCCCCCGCATTTACGTATGCCGCGTTCTCTCACCATAAGGTGCATGTATCTATCCCCCATCACTCCCCCACCTCCTCCTTGACAATTTATAGCTCTGCCTCTAGCCATGCCCGCCAACACTTAGAACAATCGCTATAGAAAAATTCGCAACTTGCACCAGGCGGACAGGCGAGGCTCAGACTATCTTCATCCGCCAATTCCAACAAAATCGGCTGTAATCGGTTCCACCGATTCCGCAACCGATCTCGCTCCTTCTCCAGGGCTTCATAGTCTGTGTACTTTACCCATTCCCCTGTCTTACTTGTCCATACAGCGTCCGGGTGTACCGTATTACCATATCTTTTACAGAAAGAAGTATACCGTTTCACCATCACTCCTCCTCCTTCCTGTCCTTATGTCTTAAATATGACGCCATTCCGGATAACGTCACATCCACAATCGTAGCAGATAAACATGGAAAACGTGGACACTTCATCAAAAAGATAAGTCGATCCGCATAGACGACATTTGATTTTCAATATGTCTTTATTTCCCAAATCCTCTTCGGTGGCGCACCCACAGGGTTTTTCGTCTCCATGGTTTGCGTGCGCTTTGGGAACTCTAGTGGGAACTCTGGGTTGTTTCACTTCTCCCCCACCTCCTCCCGCTCCTGTATTAGCTTTCTTGCTTTGTGCCTGAGTTCATTGTAGAGCGCATACTCTGCGCAATCACAGTCGCAAACGCTATCCGGGTGACCGCATTCATGCTGCGGAGGTGACGGTCCGTATTGGCCCAAAGCGCGGAGCATTTCAGCCAGCATTTCCCGTAGCCGATCCCGCTCCTTTTCCAAATCAGTCTCGCGATTAAAGGTAGCCACTAGCACATATCCCAAGCATTCGGGGCAATACCCGTCAGCCTCCACTACAGCCTCCAAGGCACAACGCGTACATAACCTGCATTCAGGGCAAAGCTCTTTTGTTTCGCCGCAATTGTAGCATTCTCCATGAAATCTTTTCTTTTCCCCCATCACTCCCCCACCTCCTCCCTGGCCTTTACAAAAAAAGCAATAGAGTCGAGTCTTCCTTCAATTCGTCCGACGATGTTGGCTATATTAGAAAGAACACCGAATTCATAGGATGCACGATTGCGCCTGATGACATTTTCCAAGTCTAAACGTGAGTTTCGCAATAGCGGCAAGTCGTCGATGAGCCCTTGCATTGCCTCCCGCAGCCGATCCCGCTCCTTTTCTAAGTAAACTTGCCGATCTTGTGCATCTTCCAATACGCGCCCTATACATGCCGGACAATAATGTCCATCTTCGACTGTAGCCTTCATTGCACATTGAGCGCAAAGGTCACAGACAAAACAAATGGCCTTTTCTTTGCGGCAGATATGACAGCACCCTTCGACTTCTTCCCCTTCTACAATTTCATACAGCTGATCACCCATCCCCCACTTCCCCCCTGGCCTCTCTGGCCTTGCTCAACAAGTTTTTTAGTGTATCCAGGTATATCATTGAGTTGTTGTTCTGCACCGCCATCACCACTTCTTCCACCGCTTCTACCAACTCCTTGAGCACCCCCCTTAGCCGCTTGTCCTGCCCCTTGGCGATCTCCACCGCCCGTTGCAGGATGTCTCGCTCCTGCTCCAGGGCATTATAGAGCAGCAAGAGTTCCCCGTATTTTGTGACCTCGCTCCCCATCACTCCTCCTCCCGCCCCTCCGCTCCTTGGAACGCCTCGGCCTTGCCCTTTTCGGTGACGAAAAATATTGGATCAGGTACCCAGCTACGAAAGCTCTTTACCATGTATCCCTGCTCAACCAACCAGAGCAACGCCCCCCAGTCTGGTGCCCCCGGACCCGAAACAAAATGATTTCGGTAATGGGACCTGTTGCCCAGGGCATGTTCAAGGATGTGCCGGTGCTTCTCGATGCTATGCTCGCTCCCCATCACTCCTCCTCCCGCCCCTCCACTGGGGGCTTGGCCATTTGTTTTGCCTCTATTAAAGCACGTTCCGCTTTGTCCAATCGCATCTTACACAAGAACACATGCCTTTCGCACCGATATAAAAAACTGATCATTGCTTCTCGCTTATCATGGTAAGCATATCGTTTCATGGGCCTGGTCCCCATCCAGGTGCGCTCTTTTATAAACCGCCGCTTCGGTTTATAAACATTGCCGTCCATTACAACCCACACCCCGCAAGGTGTTATTTTTACCACTACATACTCAATGAGTTCGACGCGAACCGTAAAGCCGAGACTGCAATCATCATCGCCCAGGCCCGCCGCATAATATACCGCGTGATACCGATACCGTTTGTCGCCTATTTTAGTCATCTCTCACCCCCGCCCCTCCCCGCCGCCGCCCGGGACGAGGAGGGGCACGATATCTCGATATGCCATTACAAATTCCGCCGCGACTTCCGGGACGATAGCGTTTCCAATACCTTGGAGTGCAGCCACGCGACCGGGAAACCCATGAGCCAGAGGGAAAAGCGCGGGTTCAGTCGGTATCCTGCGGAGTTTTCCGTCTTGGCAAGGGAGCCACCGGGCGTCACTCCACGGGCCACTTCGTTCAGCGGTCGGGGGTTGGTCAGTTCCTTTTTGTGCCCTTCCCCCTTGTGATCCCTGGCGCTGCATGTCGGCCACCCAGAACAGTCGCTGCCGGATGTGCGGCGCCCCGACGCCCGCAGCGCACAGATCGGCAGCCCCGACGCCGTATCCCATCTCTTCCAGGTCAGCTCGTATACCGGCGAACCACCCCCTCCCAAGTGCCGACGCAACCTGCTCTCCAAAGACAACTGAAGGACGACACTCCAGGATGAGGCGGCAGAACTCCGGCCAGAGATGCCTTTCATCTTCATGGCCTTTTCGAGATCCCGCCATCGAAAGGGGTTGACACGGGCAAGAGCCGGTCCAAACAGGCTCATCTGGTAGCCACCCGGCAAGTTGGAGCGCATAGGGCCAGCCTCCGATTCCGGCGAACAGGTGGACCCGGGTATACCCTTCGAGGTCTTTCGCTTGGACATCTTCAATCCCCCTTTCATCCACCGTCCCTGGTGGAATCAGTTCCAGGTCGATCAACGCTCTCAGCCAGGCTGCCGCCTTGGGATCATTTTCGTTGTAGTAGTTCACTCTCTACTGCCCAGGACGAGGAGGGGATTCATCATTGTGCCCACCAATCCACCAGGGCGTGGACCTTGGGAGACCGATTGGTTTCCACGGCCTGGATGGCGGACAGGCTCAGGCCGGATTCGTGTGCCACTTCTTCCAGGGTCATGCCTTCACGTCGACGCTTGAGCCAGCACCATTCCCCGGGGGACAAGGTCAGTTTGTCCCGGGTATCCAGCAAAAGGCAAAGGCTTGGTGCCAGTCGTGGGTCGCCTTCCAAGGGTTGTTCATTCTCCCACCGGTTGAGTTGTTCCAGGGGGATGTCCATTTTCTTGGCGGCGTCAGTCTTGGTGAGCCCTTGCCGGCGGCGCCACAGGGCCAGGCACTCGCCGGTGGTTAATTGTTCCTTGTGGTTCATTTTTTGTCTACCTCCATGCCGTATTGTCCACAGGATACCATTATTTGAGATTTTTTGGAATTATTTTCCCAAGTTAATCGGTTCAACCAAAACCACCGATCATTGATGCCGGTGCCGTCCTGGACGGCATCGGCTACGAGATCCAGGCAGTTGATGGGATCGCCCCGGTGGTTGGGGATCTCCACGTGGAGGGCCAGCCACAGTTTCCCTTTCCACGGGGTGATGTGTTTCCGGGTGAGCTCGGCCCGGATCAGGGTAGCCAGGGCGTCCCGTCGCTGGCGAGCGTGGGGTGCAAGGTATTTCCCCGGCTTCCCTTTGATGGACTTCCAGATGCGGTTTTTCGACCATTGCCAGTCGAAGGGAAGGCTGACTGTGAGTTTCCAACCCCGTTTTTCATTTTTTTCATTCATTTTCCATTGACCCGTAAAAACGTAAGTCCTTTGGTTCTATGGACATAGAATAGACATTTTATGTTTTTTTCTCTTTTTCTTTCTTTATATATATATGCGCGCGCACGCGCGAGGGGCGCCCTCCCCCCTCCCCCGGGGGACCCCCTTGCAAAACCGAAAAAAGCGTAAAAACGATTTGGCGTAGATACCTAAGGCTTTGTGGGTTCGGGGGTTGTGACGGGTTCCGTCTTTTTCCGGTTGGGTGGCGTTTGCGAAAATTTTCATGTTCGTGCCTCGGGGTTGAGTCGGGCGTAGACCGGGGTGACTTCGAGTCGGGGGTCATCGGCCAGGGTTTGCCAGACCTGGGGCAGGTGCCGGCGGTCCCGGGCGGACCGGAACGAGGCCCGGTAAACCTTGTCGCCGTTCTGGGATTCCAGCCGTTTCCAGACCTTAGTGTAGACTTTCTCCCAGTCGTCCTTGGCGGTGCCAAACCGTAGCTGGTAGGCCAGGTGGTTGGCGGACCAGGTGGCGATCTGAACCGCGGTGTCCACGTCGTTCCGGCAGATCGTGGCGGTGAGTGGGTTGGAGCTCCTCCCGCAGGCAAGAACCAGGGCTAGGGGTAGGGCCACGCCGGGCAGGCGTCGCAAGACGGCCATGGATACCTCTTGGTTGTCGCCGTCCAGGGTCATGGCCCGCTGGTCCAATTGGTTAACCAAGTAGTCCCAATATTCCCGGGCTGTGTCATTCTCCCACCCCAGACGGACGGGTTCTGTTCGGTCCGCATTAGCTCGGGACAGCAGGGAGGGCGGGGTATGTTCGGGGATGGGTGTCTCCACCAGGTGGGACAGCCACGCAATCAGGCGCTGTGGCACGTCATTCAGGCCCATGGTGGGACTTTTCAGGGGGAAATGGGACTTGGTATGCAGGACCAGGTGACGGCCCAGGAAACCGTCTGTAATGGACTCTGTGGTGAGGCCTTCGTAAAACGCCGTCGGGGTGCACCAACCCGAGACCGTCAATACAGGACTCCAGAGTCCACGTTTCCACTCGGGGAACCGGGTGCGGAGGGGGTGCTTGGGGGACAATGGATAGAGTTTATAGACGCTGGTGCGTTGGGACGTGAGGGACCGGATGGCGTGGGACATGGAGGACTGGTTGGCGGTCCACTGTTTCAGGGCGTGTCCGTATTCGTCGATTTGCAGACTGGTTTGTCCATGATATTCCAGGACGACCTCATCCAGCTGGGCCTTGTGGAAGGGGGTTTCGGCCATGACGCCAACGCCCAGGTCCTTGGTGGCGTGGATAACGTGGGCCACGCACGCCTGGGGAATGTCTTTCCCGGCGCCGGAGGGTGCCAGGGTGGCCAGGACCAGACCGGCGCCGGTGTCATCGGGGCCGCGGACCCGGCGTGACAGGCAACCGGACACCAGGGTGATCGTGGCGGCCAGGGCCAGGGTGGGGTCGGCGCGTCGGGCGCATTGCAGGATCCAGTTCGCGGTGTCCCGCATGGGTCCGGTCAGGCGGTCTATGATCTTCCTGGCGGGAAATTCGCCCGGATTGACCACGTCCTGACCCAGGACGGACTTCAGGATGGCAGCTTGGTCTTCTTGGGATTTTCGAACCACCTGGGGGACGGCGGCCAGGGTGGGTTTCCATCCCTTGTCCGTGGCCAGCTTCCAGAAGCTGGCGATGGATCGGGGGTTGGGTAATTCGAGGGAACGGAAGGACCGCCATTTCTTCCGCAGTTCCTTGGCGCCCGGGTATTTCGCGCCTTGGCGGGACCAGGTGTCCCAGATTTCCAGGCCTTCGGGCTTGCCGCCGAAGTAGTCGTGCAGGGCGGCGCCGACGTTCAGGGCCCAGTCTTCGTAGCCACAGTCGGGGTCGATGAGTTTCAGGGCAGTTTGGATGTTTGCGACTTCGTGAGGACGGACCCGACCCGGGCCGCGTTTGGCCGTCCCGTCCCGGGATGTCTCGGGTGCGGGCCCGGTGACCAGGGACAGCAGCTGGGGGGGTGCCGGGCGCAGGCAGGCCAGGTCTCGGACCCAATCGTAGCGTTGACCCGTGATGTGGGTGCTGGGGGGTGCGACGACGTAACCGTGGTGACCCCGGACGTCGATGGGGAGTTCCTTTCCGGCGACCAGGAGGCCTTGGCGATTGGGGACATGGATGTGGTCTTCCATGGAAAAGTAGAAATGGGATCCACCGCCTCCGGTATCCACGGCGGCGGTGCGCATGCATTGGGGGTCTCCCCAATCCCGGGCCATAGCCAGCAGTTCCCGGGTGCCGTCGACACCTTTCTTCTTGTCGCAGTCGACGACAAACACGGTGTGCCCTGTGGCGATGGCGATATTGGCCTGAGGGTATTTTGTCCACCAAGTGGTGACGGTGTCCGTATCGTCGGTGGCGTCCAGGATCCCGTTGGGGCAGAGTTCCCCGATGGGGTGCTTCCCGGAATCGCGGGGAGGGTGTTTTCCCTTGCAGGCGCATTTCCCGTCTTCGATCCACCAGAGTGGGGTGACGGGAAATCCGGCTTCCGCATATTCTAACGCGTGATCACGCATCAGAACGGCACGTCCAGCGCCTGGTGTTTGTCACATCCTTTTTCGGGGAAGTCGTCCGGCATTTTCTTTTTCCAATACATGCAGAACAGGTCCTTCCGGAAGAAGTCGCAGGTATAGCAAGATCGATCAGTGGGCCAGTTCAGGTCCAAGGTTTTGAGCACAGCGGCCAGGCCTTCGTTCGACACGTTGGCCAGCTCAAGGAGGTGGGTGACGCCGCGTCGTAGGAAGTCTTTTTGTTCCTTGGTGATGCGGCGCCGGCCGTCGGGTGCGAGATCCAGGAATGCCTTGGTGTTCATGGTTCAATCCATCGGGATGGGTCGGTAATCGCCGCACCCTTTGCGTTGTGCTTCCACGGTAAGGGTGACGTGATCATTGTCACGCACGCACCACCAGGTCCCGTCTTCCTGGGGTTGGGACGACACGCAGGTTCGGCAGTTCTTGTCGGGGACGCTGCCCCGGTTCTTTTGACACCAGTGGTATTTCCCGCACCACTTACACTCGAAATGGTCCGGGTCTTCGCTGAGTCGGATCTGGGGTTCGTCCAGGTCGATGATGTAGTTGGCCACGTAGCGGACCGCGTCGTAAGCCGTTGAGTCGTAGTTGAACCGGATCGTGTGAATCTCGCTGGTGTCCTTGTCCATGACCACCAGCAGGGTCCAGGGAAGATCCAGGCCATGCATGTAGGCCTGGCATTGGTAGTAGTAGGTCGGGTTGGATTTCTCGAGGACTTGTCGTTTGAGTTTCAGGAACCGGGCATGTTTCATGCTCTTGACTTCGAGCAGGTGGGGAACCTTGGGCAGTTCCGGTACGCCGGTGATAATCCCGTCGATGTGACCGCGCATGTGGTAGCGGGTCTCGGGGAACTCGACGGGTTTCTGTCGGTCCGTGATGTTCATGCCACCGGCGATCAGGGCGTGGACCACGATTTCTTCGATGTAGTCTCCGAGTCGGAAGGTGCGGGCGATGGTGGGTTGGATCGTATCCTTGCAGACCCACCGGAACCCGAGCCAGATAGCGCGTTCGCAGTGGTGGCCGACCTGGGATACGCCGAGGTGGGGCCGTGGTTGTTCGTCCGCCAGTTTCAGGGATCCGGCGTCGAGGATGTCTTCCGTTGTGGGGTTCATGGTTCCTCCTTGGGGCAAATTTTATTGGCTGATGTGATCAAACAGACCAGGTTGACAGCTCTCTTTCCTGCCATATTTGTGAGCAACGACCGCGCCAAAGTCGAACCGACCATCATACATGTTAAAAACGTAAAACTTTGTTTTGTGATCTTTATTGGTCATTTCATGAGCGGGGATACGCCCGTTGTGTGAAATAGCGAACCGGTGTATCCATGACCTTAACTTTTTAAGGTCAATCAGATGCCATACCGGGATGGACTCCTTTTCGGCAAACCCATAAAAAAACCAATCAGCGCTTCCGCCAACAACCTTGTCAAATTCTGTTAGTCTCCCGGTGTAAATTGATGACCGGATTGTGAATTGTTCGTACCAACTGGGCGGGCAGGGGATTCTCCGAATACGAACCGCAACTCTTGGACCCCTGTGGGGGTCTGGGTAGGTGACCAAATCGGTAGCGTCTTGCGTGTCATCTCGAGAAGAGGCTTCGACGTACCGAAATCCGGTTTTCTTCTCCAGGATATCTTTTACCAAGCAAAGCTTTGCATCAGACCACCGCCTGTTGTGTCTGTAACTCATTGCGCCTCTTTTCCCCATGTATCAAACCCTTTGATTGGGCGACGGTTGAACATATCGAGTCGTCGTCCTGCGGTGACACGGCGCACCATGCTGTAGAACTCTTCTGGTTTTTCGCTGTGTTTTCCGCGTGGGGCGTTGAAACATACATTGAACGCTTTTGTTTGTGTGAATTGTGGCACCCCTTTTCTGGCGTAAAGAGAGAATTCGCAGTTGTACTGAGGAAGCCCAAATGGCTGAAAACCCCCTGGTTTGTGCCATGTGAAGCAGCAAACATACTTGAATTTCCATTGAGTGAGTAATCGAAACGCCATAGGAAGGAATTTATGGGTAGTCCATAGCCAAAAATGACAGTCATCTGCCGATGGGATTGTCAAAACAGACAATTCATTTTCTGTCATGGTGGGATAATCAAACGCGGCTTGGTTTGGGGCCACCTCGCGTTCGATCTTTTGCATCGACCACGGAGGATCCATGACGATAACGTCGTATACACCCTGAATGGTTTTTGCTGCTTTGGTGGCCGTGTCCTCTAATTTGGCAATTGCCGCAGCCTTTGCCTCCGCGGTCTTTATTTTTTTATAGGCTCCCCCGATGGTGATGTTACCGTGCTTGGCCTGGTCCCAGAAGTTTGTCCCATGCTCCTTGTCATGCTTGATTATCTGCTCAGCCTGGGCGACCTGTCCCTTGGACACCTTGGCGGCCTGGGCGATCTGAGCTTCGGTGTTGTGGGTGGATCCCGTTTTCTCATTTTTGAGAGAACGGGAGGTCCCCTGTTTCAACGTAGAGTTGCGTTTCTCCCGCCCCTTCTTCTTCAGGTCGGCGTCGTTGGCCAGTTGGAGGTCAATGCGTTGGGCGGGCAACAGGTTTCGTCGCCCCATCTGGTTGTTGCGCACCCACACCCTGGCATCGATATCACAGTTGAAACTAAGTTCAACCGTTGCAAAATCGATGCCGTTTTTGGTGCAAAAGTCATATCGGTTGTGGCCGTCAAGAAGGATGCCCTTTTCTTTCCAGATGACCAACGGATCCAGACAGCCGTGATCTTCAAGCGACTTGTGGAGTGCATTAACCTCGTCTTCTGCGGGGGGTGGAATAAGTTTGCGAAACTTTTGATCAATCTTTAGTTTGTTTTTTGCCATATAAGACCCCTTTCCTAAAAAAACCTCCCGTCCCCGGGTCCTCAGTGTCGAGGCTATGGATGACCCGGGGACGGGTGCCGGGAACATCCCGGCTAGAATGGAACCTTGTCATCTGCCGCCGTGTCGTCCGCCGGCGGATTCTGGCCCAGGGTCGGCGGGTTATGCACCACCGGCTTCCCCGCCTTGATGTTCGACGTGGCGTTGGCCACGGACCGGTAGCCCCGGATCTCGTTGCCGGCGTCGTAGATGTCGGTCTCCGGCTTCACCGTGACCTTGACCTGCAACGGCTTGTGCAGCAGGACCTGGGGGTCGTCGAACTCGGCGTCCTGACCGATGGCTTCGCAGAGGTCCGCCAGGGCGTTGTTGGCGATCTCCACGGCGTCCTTGTTCGGGTTGTCTAGGTTCAGCCGGTCCCAGACCAGTCGGTTGGCCTGCTGCGGGTGGTGGTTCTCATCGATCTTGAATTCCAGCCACAGGTGACCACCGGTGGATCGCTTGTTCTCCCTCCACTCGGCCTGGGTGATGACGGCGGTATACCAGCCGGGTGGGACGGGATCGAAACTGCTCCCGCCTTCGTGCTGGTTGGGATCATACGCGAACGGCATTCTGGTCATTTCTTCTTCTCCTTGGTCTCTTCAGGGTTCATGGCCGACTCGAACGCGGCCCAGGACAGTGGCAGTTCGGGGGGAAGGGAATAGCGGTTCTTGGCGAACCAGGCGGGACGTTCTTCGGTGTAGACCACGCGGTCCCCGATGCCAACGGCGCGTCGGCGTTCCTGGTTGAATTTTTCCTTGTCGGTGATGGTGTGGACCTTGTAGTTGGCGAACAGCATGACGTCCGCCCAGTCGTGCAGCAGGTCCGCCAGTCGTTTGTGGACCCGCAACTGGAAGCGGTCGTAGGATTCCGCTTCGGGGGATTCGTAGCGAACCACGCCGGAATGGGCGATCAGGATCGTGGTCATCCCCTTGTCGTTGCGCAGGGCCTCCAATGCCCGCAGAAGCAGGCGGGCCTCGTCGCAGGCATAGATATACCCTTTACCGTAGCCGAAGGCTTCGATGTCGTCCTTGCCGCGCTTGGTGGCCGTGTGGTCCCACAGCAGGGGTTCCGCGAAATCCACGGAATCCAGGACCACCGTTTTGTAGGGGTGGTCCTCTTTGTAGAGGACCCTCAAGGTGTGAATGATGTCTTCCCAGGACCGGTAGACCGGATTCCCCTTCTGGGGCTCGAACCGGTCCAGCTCCAAATTGCCCTGTCCCTCTTCCGTGAAAAGGAAGATGGGCTTGGGCGCTTTGGACGCCCAGGTGGTTTTGCCGATCCCGCCGACTCCATACATAATGATCTTGGGCGGCTTCTTCTGGGGACCGGACGCGATGGCGGACATGTCGATGGCCATGGGTTCCTCCTTGTCTTGGGGAATATTTCTTGCCCGTGTGGGTGTCCAAGGTAGGGGGTTTCGACCCCGGGTCAAGGAAATTTCCCAATTTTTTGAAAAAAATACCGGACTTTTGGTTCCCCTATGGGCCAATATTTTTTTAATTTTTTGGAAAAAGGCTTGAATAGTTCAGCGGAATCGTCGAAGATGTGCGTGGTTGAGAGAGCGTGAAACGCCGTGAAATCAGGAGAAACCATGAGCAGAAAAAGAACCCTCACCATCCGCCGCCCAGATGGGCGAACCGAGGTGGTGGATGTGACCGAGCGGTTTGCGGTACTCACGGATCAGATCGTAGGAAAAATCCGCGAGGCCACCGCCAAGGCCGGACGGGGAGAGGTGCTCTCTTGGGCCGAGGAGACGATCGACGATCGCACCGCAGCCGAGGAGGCATACGATGCAGTCCGCCAGGCCGAGGCCCGGCTCGAAGCCGCGGAAGCGGCTGATTACTACGATCCTGAGCGGATCGCGGAGGCCAGAAGAGTGGCAAGCCGGGCTCGTGCGGATTGGGCTGCGAAATATCCCGCAGAGGCCAAAGCACAGAGAGCACAAGTAGTAGCCGAGGAGGCCGCACGACGCGCTCGCATAGAGCGTTCAACCGGATATCAGAACAAGCTCGCGGGTAGAGATTGAGGAGGAGGAACCATGAGCATGGAACTGACGACACGTTGCCTGGCGCCTGGGTATCACCGCGTGTATGCGGATGGACAGCCCACGGCCATCTACCTTAATCGGAGCATGGAGGCGGGGAAGGCGCCTAGTTGGTGGATTGATGATGACCGGCTGGATTATCGGGACCGCCGGGGCACGCCCTACCCCACGATATCCGCCGCTCTGGACCACCTAGAGAATCACCTCCTCCTGGCCGGTGAATGGCGTAGCCAGGCGGCCTTCCTGGGTCTGGAGGAGGAGGTGGGATCATGACGGGAAGGGAAGAAGAAGGGGGATGCTGTCCAATCTGCGAAGAGCCCGCAAGGTGGCGGGAATGCTCGATTTGCGGGAAGGGCGCCTGGATCATTGATTGTGGGCACCAGGATCAGCCCCGACCGATTGCTCATGGGCGAACAGACGGGAGCCAGGGGCACAGACTGTTCTGTGAGGACTGCGCAGAGGAGGAGGTGGGATCATGAGAGGCCAAAGGGAAGATCGAGCGAGCCTACTCGGCGTGCGAGGTTGGGTGCGGGACCGAAAGGCCCTGGAGATCGTGAGCCAGCCGGGCGACGGCACGAAATACCACTACATCATGGTGGTGTCCGGGCGCCCTTCTGATGCGTATTTATTCATCAACGCCGGGAACACGAACATGATCTACCCAGATGAAATCTGGGCGGGAGAAGTAAATGCCCTGGATTCTCCGGAATCCTTGCGGGATCTCTTGAAAAAACTCTGTGCCCGGCAGCGGAGGCTCAACCCCTGGACGGCACAGGAATGCGTCCGAGCCGTGGCAATTCATGAGGGCATACCCTGGGATTTTCCTCTCGGGGTAGCCGATGAAGCAAAGGAGGTGGAATCATGAGCACCAGAGAGGAGAAGTTGGTGGGCCTCATCAAGATGGCCCGTCAGTGGATCGACATATCGAAGGATGCCGAGCTTGGATCTCAAGCCCGGATATCGGCCCGTACCTGCTTGAATGACGTTCTGAACCTCCTGCGAAAGCCGAAGGAGGAGGCGCCCCAGGAAGCGTCCCGGAACAGGGGAAAAGAGGCGCAAGCCTATCTGGAGGCCACGGAAGCCGAAACCGACACCATGATGAAGCTGGTCGCCGTGGTGGGTGACCTGCAGGAACGCCTGAACAAGCTGGAAAAGAAAGTGAAATCATGAGCACGGACAAGGAGAAGCTGCGGGGAATACTCCGCATGGCTCGGCAATGGGCAGAGACGGAAGGGATGGGACCAATTCGAATCCGAACTCTCCTGGACGACGCCCTGGACATCCTGGCGACGCCGGAAATCGAGCGTTGCGAGGTGCAGGAGGAGGCGGATCAGGAAGCGCCGGAAGTAGAAACCCGGGTAGAGATGCTGGAAAAGCGCGTTGCCCATCAAGCCGCCCGTCTTGAGGCCCGCCTGGATAAGCTGGAGGAGGAGGCGGGATCATGATCGGAACCGTATCCACAAAAAGCATTGACACGGCCATGGCCGTCGTCACGGTCAGTGACAACGACATCGAGAATTTCGACGAGGACACCAAGAAGGTGTGGGAAGAGCCCCGCACCCGGTTCTGGATCGAAGGCCGGGAGGACTGCGAGGAACAGGTCCTGGTCGAGGTCAGTGCCAACGGATGCGTCCGGGTGGAGAGCACGATCGGTGGGAAGGACTACGTCTGGACCCGCAAGGAGGTGATGAAATGAGCACACGGGACGAAAAATTGGCGGGCATCATCAAAGCGGCCCGTAAGTGGGCGGCGGACGCTGTGGGTGCAACTGACCGACATCGGAGTATTGTAGGGGAAGGCACCCATGTCGTGGCCGCACGGACGGCGGCAGGATATGCGAAGGACCTTCTCACAGACGCCCTGGCCATCCTGGAGACTCCAGTGAAAGCGCCGGAAGTATTTGTGCCGGAGTCGTCGGCTTTCGAAATTGAATTCGACAAGAAAGAAAAGAATGAGCAGAACAAGGCGCCGAAGCACGATCTTCCTGCGAATGAAGAAGTAAAATGCGTCATGCGAATTTATGACGAAAAGGGTGAAAAATTGTGGTATGATGAATATGCTACAATAAATATAGACATCGAGGCTGATATTTATCAACGCCTGGACAATCTGGAGAAGGCGGTTTCCTGCGACGAAGAAGGCATCCACCGCCTGGAGGACAAGCTGGACGCCGTCAACCAGCGCCTGGACGCCATCGACAGGTGGGGGGAAGATCGCGCGGAGGAACGCTTCGCCCTCCAACGGCGCCGGATCGACTCCCTGGAAGACCTGGTGAACAACCACCCGCGAACCCACGAAGGAACCCACCCCGTCGCCAACGCCATCGAAGGACTGCGTGAGCAGCTGGCCTTGTCCTTGCAGGACTTGGCGGGTAACCTGTGATTCCGACTGGGGCGGTTTGCATGGTTTCCTCCCCCCAGTCTCCCGGGGCCCTGGCGCCCAACCGGGGCCCCACCTTATTTGGCCCCCTCCCGGTCGGGCCGGTTCCGGGAGGGGGAGGGAATAGGAGCATGTAATGGATACACACACAATTCGGCTTCTTTTAGCCTACGCTACACCTGGATTAGCCATCGCCGCAATCATCCTGAGCACCCTAGCCATCAAAATGGCTTCGGCAGCCGACCGCCGATCACGCCGACACGGGAGGAAATAACCATGAACAAGTATGGAATCCAGGGCGGACAGGGCCGCCAAGATGATGATTTGCTGGACGCCGGGATCGTGCTGACTTGGATGATGGTCATGGCCCTGGTGGCTTTGGCCGTCATTGCGTTACTGATCTAGGAGGAAACATGAGCAGACGAAAAGGCCGACGGTTCCAGTTCCCCGGTAACAACGGGGAACCCCGAGGACTTATCGGAGGCAAACTGGATGAGGCGGACTACCTCCGTGCCGAGAACAAACAGCTACAGGGCGCCTTGCGGAACGTGGTGCAACGACTCAGTCAAGAACAGCACCGCGGGGACGCCTTGTCCCAGATCCTATGCACCTTGTTGCTCAAGGTGCACCGACCGGAAAATCGCGAAGATGCCGACTTGGTGGACGACCCGGGAAGCGTGTCCTGTGAACTCTATCCCGAAGATTTCGTGTTGGCTGAAAAGGTGTGCCTGTATCGTGCGTCTGTGGGCAAGATGAAAAGCGAGGACGGATCGAACCACACGGTCCTTCGATTGATGAAGCCCTCCGCACAAGAGCGCCAGGCTTGGGAAAAATCCAAGGAAGAGGCGCCACCGAAACCACGGATCCTACGGCCAGGGGATGGTCCGGTCACGTAAGGTTTCGCCCCACGCGCATCGTAGCTACTGTGGTGGATCCCGAGAAACTCTCGGACAGGTCAATCCAGGCTTGTAATTGCCACGTCCCCGATTCGTCGATATCCCCGGTTTCAGTTGTATACTGAACCCCGTTGCTCACCACGGATGCGGTCCAATACGAAGTCGTCCCCGACGGCTTTCGGTATCGGATTCTCACTTCGCTGGCGCCGGAGATGTCCGTATCGTCCGATAGCGTGATGCGGATGACCGTCCCCACGTCTCCTACATGGATCATGATGCCTCCTTTAACCGCGCCTTGAGGGTAACGGTTTGTTCCAGGTCTGTTTCAAAGGCAACCGTAGTATCCATACGCGTCACGATGGAAACGGTCTGGTCAAGGTCTACTTCAACGGAATAGACTTCCTCGTCAGATGTTCGATTCAATGCCGGGGTGGCTAGCGTGGGGGTTCCGCTGGTCACTGCCGTGGCAGTAAGTGCGTGTTCTTGGGTGATCGTGGGTGTTCCCAGCGTGGGGGTGCCACTGGTGAGGTCGGCGCCCGTCAAGGCGTCAATCCCTTCTGCCAGCGTGGGTGTTCCAAGCGTGGGGGTCCCGCTAGTTATATCGGCGCCAGTCAGCGCATGTTCTTGACCAATCGTAGGTGCTTCCAGTGTCGGAGTGCCACTCGTGATGTCTTGGCCGGTCAACGCGTGTTCTTGGCCCACTGTCGGTGTTTCCAGCGTAGGAGTCCCACCGGTGATGTCCTGGCCTGTAAGCGCGTGTTCCTGGCCTACCGTCGGTGTTTCTAGTGTCGGTGTCCCGCTTGTGACATCCTGGCTGGTTAAGGCGTGTTCCTGCCCGATGGTTGGCGACTCGAGGGTGGGCGTTCCCGAGGTCATGTCCTTTCCGGTAAGTTCGTCGGTTCCAGCGCTCGTTTCAATCTCGAATACCAACAACACGGCGCCCCAGGTCCCATCACTGGAATTCGTGGCAAAGTCGTTGCTGGTTTGCGGGGTATCGAAAATCGTATACCCAGCATCGAGTAATGAGCCGTCTACCGTGCCATCACAGGAAGACTCTCCAATTTCATGGTTTGAAAGCGTTGGACTTTGATTGTTACTCGCGCCTCCTACGTATAGACTGTCGTCTGCTGAAATAGAAGCATCACCGGATGTTGGATCACCGCCCCACCCGGACCCTGCCGCATTTGGCCCAGAATCTAAAACTACCGTCTCACCACTCGCTGGCCGGAATTGAAGGACAACAAGTTCGGCAGGGTCACCGAGCCCCTGATCTACGGTAGCGCGAAACGTGGAATCATCGTTCTCCGATGCCTCGACCATATAAGCGGCATAGATACTCCACCATTCCGTGGACCCACCGGAAAGGGTCAGCGTATTGGTCGAATCGGTATCGGCAACGCTTACGATATGGTCGTCAATGCTGTCCCCGGCCACAAAGGCAACGATGACATCCCCTTCCTGTATGTCCAGGGTAGAGGATGTATCAATCGTTGTCCCGCTGGATGCGGTCCCGGTGGCTGAGGCAACAAACTGCATGGCGGATTAAGCGGAAGACCCCACGACGATCCCGACCGTGGCAAGCCCATCGGTGATGAGATTCATCAATTGCCGGGCCCAGGTCTGGGCGAGTTCCTGCCCGGCGGATTGCAACTCGATGGCGTCGAAATTCTTGTCTCCGAACGCCCAGGATGAAAGCCGAATGTCGTTATCCTTGACCAGGATATCCCCCCGCAGGCGGATGATCGGCGCATCCCCGGCCGAGGCGTAAATGGCCGCCTCGAAGGTGATGGATGGGTCGTAGGTCAAGGCGTTGTTGACGACGCGGTAGTCGATGCAACTGGCCGAGGTTACCCGTAACCGGTTATAGGTGTAGGTCTCACTTGACCCAACCTTCTTTTCTACAGAAAGCGGGGTGGTAAGCGTGATTTCTTTCAATGCTGGAACAGCCATGATCCCTCCTTACGCCGGATCCGGAAATTCGATGTCAAACGAAGTCAGTGTGAACGTATTCCCAGACGTCACGCTTTGCGAAGAATCCAACGCACCGGCCGCAAGCAGCGCGGAACCATCTACGATAGCCCAGTGCGTCGCCGTGTCTGTTCCAGTTACTGATCCATCTGCAATGGCATCCACCGCAATTTTTCGACCACTGACGTCTCCATTCGCCGGACCCGTGAATCCCGGGCTGGACTTGTTGCCGAGCGTATACGTGCTCGACGCCTCCGCATAAGTAGCTGGCTCCTGGGAACAAATATGCAGCGCCGTCCCCGTGGCGACTTCATTGCACGCCGCGTCCAGAACATCATCTCCAATAAAAGCCATGACTGTCTCCTTACATGAATAAGGTGACGACACTCCAAATGTCGTTCGCCAATGCCAAAACCAACTTTTCCAACGTCAACCAAAAATCCGCTGGGGCCTCCTGAACCACCTCATAGGTAGCGCATGACAAGAAGGAGGTAAGCGCAAGTCCAACCACCGAGGCGATCAGAAGACCCCAGAGGATCGTAATCAGTCTATTCTGTCGTGGATTCCAGGGCATCAAGTCTGGCCTCGAGTTTGGTTTTCCGTTCGTCCGATTTCATGTTTCGTTGTAACAACTTGGCCACACCACCAAGGCCCGTGGCTCCCAGAAGCCACCAAATCCATTCGTTGGCGTCTGTCTTCCCGTCCTTGTTGGTGTCCGCCTCAAATTTGGCCTTTTGGTATTTGGCGATGCCTTGCTCAAGCTTCGCCATCCCGCTGTCGATCTTGGCGGACACGGATTCCAGGTTTTGCAGCAGAGAACAGGAAGCAAACACGAGAAAAACGAGACAAAGAACCCACTTCATGTGACCTCCTATTTCAAAATCCATTGCGCCAGAACAGTTCCAGTTCCTGCTGCCAGTGCGGTGTAGATTGCGATCCGAACCTCCATCCTGGACACACGCGCCAGGAGATCCATGATGATACCACGCATCTGTTTTAACTCTCCTGTAGTGGCCGTGTTGATATCGTGCTGTTGCCTCCACCATTCGTCTGCACGTGCACCATGCTCGGCCTGCCAACGCTCCAGGTCTCGCAGACGGCGTTCCAAGGCAAGTTCCATTTCATCTTCAGACATATGACGAAACTCCAGGGTGATGTTATCCATGGGTGTTCTGGTTTCGAGGAATCGGGAAGACTCCATACGCGGAACGTACCAACGCACTGGATCCATCCCCGACATGTTCCATACCGACAATTCGCGCGCCCAACTGGCAGCCGTGTTCCGCCAACACCTTTTGCACCTGTTTCCAGCAAGCGTCCGCTCTCGCATTGGCCTGTTCCGGCGTTTCGGGACGAACCGGTTTCGATTCCTCTTTCTTGGGTGCTCGAACTTTTACATTCTTCTTTTTAACCATGCCTCCTCCTTCTAGGACTGGGTATACGTCATCAGAATCCCGTGCTGGAATACAAGTTCGTGAGTTGTTCCGTCAACCTCGAAAGACACGGTGTCTGAAGATGTCGAAGAGCCGTCAACGGTTACCGTAGTTACGTCCAACGAGTTGACATCGAGCGACCCCGACATGGATACCGCACCGTTCAGACTGATAGAAATGTTGGACCCGCTTTGATTATACCCAAACGATGCCAGGGCTTGTTGAACACCGGATCCGTCTACCTGGGAAATGACAAAGGGTTCGTCACTATCGGTATTGGATGGCGTTTGTTTCAAAATTACGGACCGCTGTGCCACGCCGCCGTCCGTTTCCGGAACCCCGAAACCCAACCCAACGCCAGGTCCAATTAGAATGAATCGATTGGTTCCAGTGTTTGCCTTGACATCTTGCTGGGAATTGATGGAGAAGTAGTCCTCCATTTCGAATTCCGGTGGAGAAAACAAAACACCGCCGAGTGCGTTTCCACCCTGAGCACGTGATTCGTAGGGGTTTTCTTGATAGTCCCACCCACCGCTGGCATTCTGCGCTCCCCAGGCTCGACACGCCACGACCTGTGGACGCATCCTGGATTCCCAATCGTAGAACTCAGGCGACACCTTGGGGTTATGCTCGTAGTTCGGTACTCCACGGAGCCAAAGCTGTGGCCGAAACGTTAAGGCAGCAAACCCCTCCTGTATCGGATGCAGAATGGAATAGGCACCGACAAATTCACTGTCTGTGTCCCCGACGCTGCCAAGAATCCCCTGACCAGGATCCGTGTAGTAATTGGCCGAATAACCACCAGGATCAATGGTCAATGGTCCGGACCTGGGTGGTACAGGCTCAGGTGGTGTCGTCGGTGTAGGAATGCCAGTCCCCGGTTTGACGCCCGGCCAAGGCCCGCCCGTATTCGGTGGCTCCTTGGGATCATACGGCGTGGGTTTCTTTGGATACCGACCCTCGTCCTGAATGAATCCAGGGCCCGGAATGGCCGTTCTGGGATCAAGTGGCGGTGGTAATACAGTCGGTGGGGGGCTCGGCTTTCCCGTTCCGGTTCGCCCGGTTCCACGGAATGGCCAATCCCAGTAATCCCACGGGATACCACCGCCGCCAGTCACCGGGGTTTCTGGCGGTGGCGGAGGATCTTCTCGCGGGGTTTCCGGTGGAGGTAGCTTCGTTGGTGGTCTCACCGGAGGGGGCGGGACTTCTTTTTTTGTTTCTGGGGGCTCACCGCCACCACCACTACCGCCACCGCCGCCGCCACCCCCACCGCCGCCTTTATACGGCACCTCGGCCCACCATTTCCATCGGCCAGGCTTGGAACCAGACAACCAGGCGTGGTTTTCTTTGCTATCCCACGACAGGTGAACCGGAGAGGCTACCGGAAAGGATGACACATCGGGATAGTTCCCTTCAAAAGTGAGTGGGCCGTCCCGGTCTTTCGAGTGGTAAAAATACGCTTCACTGGCGATATGGCCAGAATTGATCGGGTGCCCGTCAGCGTCCTCCCCAATTTGGTGGACGTCGTTGACGCCCCCGGGATGGATGGGACCCATGGCACCGTTATGGGCCATCAACGCGACGCCATAACCAGATTGTTTCTCTGGAGTGAATGTCCCAAAGTCTTCTGGTGAACCACTTTTTTGTGTTCCACCGCTATCCAATTCACCGGAAATGCTGGTTGTTCCTCCCGATCCCGGCGTGATGGGTCCCTTGGGTCTTGTCCTGCCTCCCCCTGTAACCGGAGGCGTAGTTTGAGTTCCGGCAAGTCGGGCCCAAACCGCTCCCAGACCCGCGATACCGTCAATGCCAGATCGAGTGTGATTCAGGGCCAGTATGTTTTCTCGCCCCGATATGTAGGGGATCCCCGTTTTTGGAACAGGGATGACCCGAACCAAGGACTGAAGCCGGGCGTGACGACCACCAACACCTGGAATCTTGGATCCCGCCATACATAGTTCATTTGCCGGCTGAAGATCACACACCAGAGTCCCCGCCATGGGAGATCCGCTCACATGAGGAGCCACCAGACGGCCGTCCGCTGGAAGCGCAAACTCTGATTGTTTGCTTTCTTCTGTTCCAGGCATAACGACCACGGTCTGCCCTTTAACCAAGGCGGGACTACAGAGTGGAGCCGCCGGCGCTTTGGGCAAAAATCGCGTGTCCGAACGCAATCGGCCGTGGCGTAGGGGCAAAATCCCGTGAACAGCATAGTTCCCGTCCGCATCGATCACAAGACCGGACCACGCCATGGACCAGGACCCCATTCCACGAATCCCGGGATCCGCCGTTTGCCAAAACGACCACGGGTGGATGTCTCCCAGTGTTCCATGACCTTGGTGTCTTCCATATTCAATCAGTGAATCGTTTCCGGAGGATGGGTTCTTTTTGAAAGACTCAATCCGACCACCGGCAATACATCGACGCAACGATACCGGCGCCTTGTTCTTGTTGGCGGAATAGTCCTGTAAGGGGAAAATTCCGACTTCCATCCAGTCTGAAATTTTGCTCATCTCAGGCCTCGGGTTTCACGATTCCCAATACAATAGCCCGGGTGGATGATCCCATCAAGGCGAAGCGCGAGACTTTAGGCGCCGTGCCGGGGAACGTCCATGCAACGTCCAACTTCGCGCTGGGCGCCTTTCCTACGCGCACGGTGGAAGACGCCATGTTCCCAACCAACTTGACATCGTCTTTTGTTGGATAACCCGTGGTGATCGTGCCCTGAACACTGTCCGCAAACGGTGTCATCAACTCAGCGGCCAAAGCCAACGCATGGTCGGTCAGATACCGGTCCTCGTTGACCAATACATAGCCGGCTAATTCGTTAGCTTTGACTCCGGACTGTTTGGGATCGGGGTCGATCAAACCAAGAAGCTCTTTCAGGGTCTGCTCGGCCACGTCGTCATCCTGCCATGCATACCGGGCCGTAGCCTCGGTGGGTGGGACGAACACTTCCAGGACCGGACCCTTGCCTTGGTTGATGTGGAACGTCCTCTTGAATTGTTTGGAAATGTCATCCGGGTCCACTTCAACCCGGTGAAACTTGGTCTTGTTGTTAGGTGCCGCCGGAACCAGGGTCATCATCACCTTCATGTCGAACGTGTTATGAACCTCCAGGGCGTTGGATCCACCCGTGACCTTCATCCCGGCGCCCATCACGGCAGTGGTCTGTTTGGCGAAATCCCGAGTTCCCGCGTTCTTGGGTGGGTTTCCCACCTGGAATGGGTAGAGTTTCGACTTGGTTCCGTAAGGGGACATCAACCAGTTCACACGGAATACCCCGATCTCCGGGTCTACCATCTGAACAGCTGCCGGCGAAGCCGTCGTGTCGATGAGTCGTGCCCCGCGGTTGTGTTCCACCAAACCATCCACGTTGAGCCACACGTTCTGTTTTTGTGGGTCTCCGCTCAATGCACAGAACCGGAGTCCCTTGTCGGATGGAACGTAGCAGTATTCTCCCCAAACCGCCGACGGGGCCCGGGCACCGGTTACCGGGTCCAAAAGCGCAACACGGTAATTCTTGAGCGCCGAAATGCGTTCCATGTATCGTCGGTTCAATCGAAACGTTTGCCGGAAGTGTTGGATCAGGGCGTGAACCCGTGCGCCGACGTTGGCATTTTGCACGTCGTCCAGTTTGTCCTGTCCCCCAAGTGCCGTTTCCAGGTCACTATCTACCCAGTGATACTTGATCGTGTCCCAGGTCCATGGCAACGAGATGGACGGCTTGCTGGAATCCATGGCGGTCAACCATCGATCGACCCGAACCCACGTGCCTGGAGGAACATTATTTTTGGTCGATACCTGGTTGCTCACCGGGTCGTATTCGGACAGGGTCGTGGTTGGATCCACAGTTGGCAGAACGTTCTCGAGGTAGGCCGTGTCCCGGTTCGGGTTCGCCATGGTGCTGCCGTAGTCGTCCCCGAAATCGAAGACGGCCTCCACTTCCCGCTGGTAGTAAATGTGGATCTTGCTCGGGCGGATGGCTTGACGGTTGATGATGGTGGCTGAATCGCCAGACCACGTGGCTACAGGCAAGTTCTGAAAATACTGCTTGGTTCCATCCAGGTCGGTGCCATCGAAGAAGACCACCATGCCTTCCGCGTTTACGTAGACATCTACGCCAGGGATGTAGCTCATCATCCGATCCAACGCCACGTCCACGCTGTCCCGCAGCATGACGTTCTCCAGACTGATTCCACTTCCCGCCTTGCCTTCTCGGATGGGAAACGGCTCGAATCGGTAGCCACCTGCTGGGTTGGTGGGTGTTATGGATTCGGCTTCCCGCATGATATCCCGAAGCGCCTCCTGGGGCGTCCACTTGATTTCACCACCGGCCAAGGAATAAGGCAGGTAATCATACCGGTCCGTGACTTTTCCCGTTTCGATAGGAACCTTGGCATAATGCGCTGTTCGGTCTCCGGTTTTTCGTGGGACGTTGTAGTCCCGCACCATCAACTGGTATCGCCACCGCCAGCGTTTGTCCGCCACTTTGAAACTGACACGATTCGGGGAATCGCTGGGCGCCGTGTGCAGAATGAACACGTTTTTGATTTCCAGGCCAGATGAACCCTGGATCTTGAGGGTTGTCGGTTTCCCTATCAAGGTGGACAGTTGGTTCCAGGCGCTGCGGTGAACCGTCATCGTTGTGGTGTAGGGTTGTGTCCCACGGACGAATTGCCACAGAATCGGAGACGTAGCGGCCAGGGGAACGCCGCCCAATGTGACCACCGGTTTCTGGATTGTTTCTGCCATTTATCCCCCGGTGCCGGGACCACCCGGTCCGGCGCCCAGTCCCTTCGGAACTACGCTATACCGCTGCATCAGGGTTTCCGACACCACGGTGACCTGCATTTGCTGTTCGCCAGGATCTCCGATCCACAGGGTTTCGGCTCGACTCTGGTTGGCGATGGTGTTCCACCCTTCGGCGTTGACTTGCATCGTCTCTGATGTTGACGGAAAGTCTCCGACACTACCACCAGCGCCCAAGTTTCCGCCCCCTCCTTTGTATCCAGCGTCCCCCCATTTTATGGACGTTGATGGAGCTCCTGAACTGTGTCCAAACGTTCTCCCGAACATCCCACCACCAGCCCTACCAAATAATCCGCTAGGCATTTGTCCAGGCCCGACCCGTATACTTCCGACACTTCCAGCCTTACCACCGGACCCTGCCCCGGATGGAGACGAAAGACGGTATTGAGGCGTTACGTTTCCTTTATACACCACGGTTCGCTCAAACAGACGTTCCATAGTCAACCAGCCAGCATCCACGGCGAACGACAATTCGCTTTCCCCATGAACTGGTGTGTAATCCAGGGCACGGTTTTCCCGGTAGGTCAACGAAGACGTTCCCTCGAGGATCTCGCCTCCTCCCGACGGTTGAAAAATGAACTGCATCATAGCGCTGATGCGGTTGTTAGTCTCGTCATAGCTGACGCGCTGTTCCTCCACGGCATACACCGAAGGAGAGAATTCCGAAACAAAGTTCGTCTTGATGTTCGACTTGACGGTGTTTTCAAACACGGAGTGCAGATCCGTTGACTGGTCCACGTCCACGGAACAATCATACGTGGCCACCACGCGTTGTAGTCGTTTGACGCTTTCCGTGCTGTCCCCGGGATGCTGACGCATGTTGGAAAAGATCACGCGATGGTCCCGGATGGCGGCCACGTCTGTCGTTGTTCCCTGTGGGTAAAGCAGCTCCACGTATTGCCGCGCAAATTCGCAGGTGTGGGGATATGGATCGTCGTAGACATCCATCTGTCGATCCAAGGAGTAATCCTCGTTAACCAGTTCCCAATTGGCGGCGGCATCGATGGCGGCCAAAAAGTTGGTGGCCTCGGCGTCGAAATTGGTCTGGTAGTTCTCCTTGGCATCCGCGTCCGAATCAGCGGTATACACACCTTTCATCGTCACGACCTTTCGACGGGAGGGTTCCATCTCGACGTGGACCTTCACATCCCGAAGACCGTTATCATCTGCCGGCAGTTCCGCCTCGATGGTGACGGTATACATCCGGGATCGTCCCCGGTCGGTTTCTTCGTTCCCAGTCTTTGCGATGGACGCTTCCGCATTGAGCAGCGTCGTCCCCATGGTGTAGGTCCAAGAGTTCCCGTCCAGATCAATAACCAGCGTTTGAGCGTCCGTCAGGCGCTTTGAAAAGTCCGTTTGCAAATTGTCCGAGTATGTTTTCAGGTTGGCAACTGTGTCGGCCGTAATCAGGACATCGAACACCAGACGTAGATTGGTAAACGACTTGTCGAACACGTACGGACCGAATAGTTGGTATACCGTGGATCCGCCGACCTGCCGGCCGCCGTATGTGATGGAAAACGGATTGGTTCTAGCCATAAATCACCACGGTAATTTTGAGTTCAGCATATTCCAAAGGTTGTCGACCGCGTCCGACAACAACTTGGAAAATGCCGAACTTAATTGTTTAATCAGCCTGTCGATAAAATCGCCGCTGTTGTATGTTTGGGATCGGATGATCTCGCGCCCACGGGCCTCCATTTGGTGGCGCTGTTGCAGGAACTTGAACTGTTCACGAACACCCGTGGGCAATGATTTCCAGTCCTGGGCCCCGGCAATCATCCCGTAGGCTTGTTGAAGATCATTTCTGGCTGCTTTTCGTCCAGCCGCTTCTGAAGTCAGATTGCCAAATAATGTTTCCCGAACAACCTCTCCCCACCCCCCAAACGCTTCACCAATCACATCCCCGAACCCCGAGGCCGCTGGACTGCGCACGGCCTGAATCCCGATACCGATTCCCGCGCCAAGACCCACCCCACGAAGGGCTTCCCCACGAATCCTTGCCGCAATGCGGCCCGGGGCCTTGCGGGCGGTCTTCATCAGATTGTTCAGCTGCGCCTTGGCGCTGCGTGTGTCGATCCGAACCCGTACTTTGGTTTCTTCTGCCATGTCAATAAGGGATGTAATCCCGTAACAGGTAACCCGGAAGACCCAGCGCCGCGCGCCAGGCCATTATGAATATACGGTATGCATCACACAGTCTCTCAAGCGCCTCTGGCCCACCGCATTCTTTCCACGCTTTCTTGATCGCCGCAGCCAACCGAAGAATCAGCATGTCCAGGGTGGAATTCGCCGGCAATATGCGTCGAAACAGGGTCTCCCCATCCTGCTGATATTTATTAAGTCGGTTGTATAGTTTGATGCGCTCGGACACTGCCGGGGGTAACACGGTCTTTTTGCTGGGATCCTGGCCCCATAGGTGGATGGCCCTGGCCACGTCGGGATTCCCTTGGAGCTGCTGTCGGGTAGCCATCTTGGCCCGGGCTTCGTCATCCAGGTCCCCCAAGAACATTTCGTTGAGTTCTTCGCCCCATCCCTCGAAAGGTTTCCCCGAGGCCAGGCGCAGCCCCACCATGGCGGCAACCACTCCCACGACGATGGCGATTCCGATAGGATTCGTGGCGGCGGCGCGTCCCCCAGCCGCCATGCCACGGCTGACCAGGCCACGGGCCATGGACCGGGTTCCCATGCGGGCCAGTATTCGACGCGAGGCAAACATCTTTCGGGCAGCTCGACGCTTGGCGGCGCCCTCGATGAGATCACGAACACGTCCCCCGCGCCGCATGGTGCGGAATAACTTTCGATCCATGGCGGCCCGGGCCCGGGCACTGGGACCGACCTGTCGGCCCAGATCCACCTTGAACACCATGTCGTCCTGACGCTTCATGTTGCCACGTATGTTCCCACGAGATCGCCCGTGCTGCTGTTTTCCGGAGTATCGTCGTCCACGGTCCGTGTGCCGTAGTCCGCGAAAATGGAGTAGACCCGGCCCGCGGTAGGGTCATGCGTCGCCGTGGTAGACGTGCCGGTATAGACCGTGCCGTCCATGTCACTGGGAGTTTCCCCGGGTGTGGATCCGGTCCTGTACATCAACCGGTATTGGATGAAATCGTAGCGTGAAGAACAGTGCGCACCCGACCAAGTCCAGGTCTCGTCGTCGTCGAAAGCCAAGTGCTGGGGCTCTGCAAACCAAGGCTGGGAAAAGCACCACGCCGTTACGGTGATCTCTTCGATGGCCACCGGCAGTCCCTGGTCCATCGTGGTGATGGCGGCAATTCCCGTGCTGGAAAGCACCACATGAGCGCCATCAATGCCTGTCAAGTCTTGGATCACAGACCGGGCTCGCTCGGCCACTTCGGCCACCCCGGCGCCGGCGGATGACCCGATGTTTACCCGCGGACCCCCAGCAATGGCCTGCTCTCCCAGCGGATCCCCGGCCGATTCCGCCGCCACTAAAATGGTGAAGTTCTGTTCCAGTATGTCTGGGTCCTCTTCGTCCGGGGTGCCGCCGTCGATGGTCACAATGGCGAAGGGAAAGGACGGGGAATAGTCCTGTTCCCCGGACAGGGGGCCGGTGCCGATGAACACGCTCTGGGAACCGAACACGACCTCCTGGTCACCCCCCGACCAGGTTACAGATTGCAGTTCCGCCTTGATCTGCTGGGCCATTTGCAGCGGGTTCATTTCGTCTCCCCATCCGGTTCCCGGCCCAAGAGCCGAGAATCCTTCTTTTGGGGGCCGTTGGCGCTCTTTTCGGCGGCCTTTTTCCGTTCCCCGAGTCCCGCCATTGACGGAATGGACGAAGCCTCAGAGCCCTTCTTTCGGCCTGAAAGAATGTCATCCACCAGCTTGGACGCCAGTTCCCGGGCCAGGCCCGCTTCCTCGGTCCGGGTGACCGGCCCGGCGGGCTCGGATTCCTCGAGCAATTCCTGCTGAAGTTTCACGTGAAACGTCAGGCCGATGTCCGCCAAGCCCTGCTGGGTGGGTTCCGCCAGGGCCATGAACCACTTGAAAGGAGGCCTTCCCGCCTGGAGCCAGCGCCGATAGCTAGCGTTGGTGACCTCGATTTCCGGCTCTTTCCGACGTGCCATGGGCCCTCCTACAATGTCAAGTCCTCCAAGCGACCAATTTCCAAAACGTTGCCGCTGGAGTCTACCATACATTCGATGATGATGGGCAATCCGAGTTCCTCCGCCCGTTGCCAGGCGAGTTCGCTGCCTTCGGCCCAATCGGCCACGCCGGAATAAATCAGAATGGCAGGTGCATGAATTGTATCGTCGGGGACGAAGATGATTTTCTTGGCCCGTGCCAGGGCTGACGTCCCGGTAACTGCGGTCCCGGGCGAGGAGAACACGGCGTGCCCCGTGGTGTCGCCGGCGGAGTAGTTGTCCCCAAATAGGAGTTCCAACGCCGGGTCGCTCCACCCACGGAGAAAGCAGGAGAAGACATACCGGTGATCGGCCTCGAGGATGTCCCCGGCATCCCCCAGGCCCTCACTGGGGACCCGCACGCCCACTCCCATAGGCAGCAAGGTGACCAATCTCGCTTTTCCCACGAATGTCCCCCCGTAGGGATACGATCCGCTCAGATCCGTCGGGGTGACAATGAGGCGTCCCGGACACCGTAGCACGCCAGGTGCCGGGCTGTCGTTGTAGTAAGTCATAGTCGAAACTCCTGGACGCCCCAATGTGGGCAGCCCACTGGTAAGACCACTGGCCGAAAACGCGTGCACCTGTCCAAGTAACGGTGCGTCCAAAATAGGTGTCCCGCTTGTCATGTCTTCGCCAGTCAAAAAATGAATCCGGACGAATTCCTTCATCGCGTAATAACGAGGGTGCGTGGCATCCGGCAGATTTTCGCTGTTTCCGATCCATGGCAACAAGTCCAAGTTCGTATCACTTATTCCCCAAGGACTTTCGTTATCCTGAACACTAGCGCCCCGGTAATAAATAACCGTTCCGGAACAAATCGAATCAACGGCGTTCAACAGGTACGTCGTTCTCCAGTGTTCATCTTCGGAGTTCAGGGCCTCTCGAACAAGATCACCAATTGTATCCGCTTGTGCTGGAATGGGTGGATCCTCACCGGAAAAACCGGATATCACCGGGCTTTCCCCGAACTCATAAAGCCCAAGCGGAAGGTTTGTACTTGAAATGTCGTCTTTCAAGTCCTCCAGGTAACCAATATACGTAATCACCGCGCTATTCAAATACGTGTTAACGTCTTCAGCTGTCCCGCTGCTTACCCAGTTCGCCCAAGTTTCTCCCATACCACCATCATCTGGATCAATGACGTCCCCCGGATAAATCGAAGACGACCACTCTTCCACATCCTCAATATCGTCCGCAACGATGTGCGCCACTAAGTTGGAAATCCAATCAAAACAGTACCCAGACCATGTGTCATTCGTTGCTGATGTCACACAAGGCCGCACGGTGTGGGTGGAATTATCCACGAAAAGTCCGAATATTTCGTTTGCTCTTGTGGCATAATAATCAACTTGTGGATTGGAGTGTTCGGCAAGCACACCCTGGTCGTAACAATATTTTGCCCCCTGCGTGAATGGACTTTCACTCGATCCGTTAAAAAAAGGCTCTACTGCATATTCAATGTATATCGTAGCGGAACTATGCAGCGTGTCGGACATATACGTGGCAAGACTGGTAACGAAAGCATCACTGGCCCAGTATGGAATGGTAATCCATATGTTCGATTCTGTTTGGTTAACAAGGTCGGCCTGTAGTTCGTATGGAACATGCCGAAAATCTGTTCCCGCCTTGTATCGATCCGCCGAGGTATGTATGGGCTGCCGGTGGTAACAATAATAGTCTTTGTCGCGTATTTGTTGCCACGTTGGGTACGGTGTCGATGTTGTCGTCCAGGCCGCGCATAGGTCCCAAGCCTCAAATTCCAAACAAGCAAATCCAGCTAGTTCGTTCAAAACCTGTGGATACCAGTAATCGCCGCTTTCCCAATCCCCCTCGTATTTCGATTCGCAAAGCACGAAATCACTCAAGGCGTCACTAATTGTGCCTGAGAGTTCAATATACATCGTTTCCGTGCCGTCACTTGTGAACGTGATGCGACCAGACGATTTTGACACGTTCGACAGTCCGTTACCAAGAATATCAATATTCTCGACGGATCCCGAATAAGTAAAAACATAATTACCGGATGGGAAGACCCCACTATTCCGCCCTCCGTTTCCAGCATAACTTGTCCACACGGCCTGAATCGTGCTGCGGTGAACTGTGTTGATTGGTATGTTGCTTGGATACCCTGCGGAGGTAAGTGATACGTCGTCACCCGAAAGAACCCATGTGCCAGCGTTATATTCTGTCCATCCCTCCGCCGCTTTACACCAGTTCTTGTATCTATAGCATGTTTCCCAGGCACGCTGGCCGAATAATTCGACCCCCAGGTTCATAACATGGTTCAAGCATCCGTTGTCGGTGTATTCACCCTGTAACACTACCGGACAAGCCATTACTTTACCTCCATGATATGAACACCGATGGCTTTTTTGACGTCACGACGTGTGCGGGCCGTCACCCCAACAAAGGGTCGCTTTGGGACCATCATGGAAAGTTTCGTTCCGGTATATTTCTTGTTGAGCAGCCAACCCAAGTCTTTCTTGTATTGCTTGCCCTGACCACGAAGCCATTTCCACAGAAGCTCCTGGACATCTTTGGTGATGGTCTCGCTGTCTACGCGTCTGCCGTATTGGTGAGCACTCGCATAAGGCAAATTCGTCCCAACGTCAACAGCCTTTGATCCTACCACCTTGAACGCAATAGATGAACGCAACCTTCCCGTGTCCACCAGGGCGGGTCTTCGATCAAATCGCCGGGCCGGCGGCTTCTTCCGCCCCAGGGCAAAGTCAGAAATGATGCCGAAAACGTTGATAGGTGCCCGGGCGTCCCACCGTTTCTTGGCCAAGCGTTGCCGTTGAAAAGCCTGTTGGGATTCCGCCACCATCATGGCGCCGATTTGTTTCAGCGCCGCCTTGGGACGGTCCAGGTGCTTTTCAATTCGCCGGACCTTTTCGCCCTTGCGAAAGGTGACCGACGACACGACTAATCATCCTGGGAAACGCTTCGGCGTTTCGGCATGACGCCTTGAGGTAGGCTTTCCCGGTCCGCCCACCCGCGCACGTTTCCGCCATCGCTGGCCTGCTCGGTCGCTTGGGTCACGCCGCTGTTCGACGACGGAGAAATCCGCGCCCTGGCGTTGGTCCGTCGGTATCGTGCAATCAAGCCGTCGTCCCCAAAAACCTCATCCCACTTGATTTGCTGGATGCGCGTCGATACTCCACCCCACCGCCAGAGCACGGCGATGACCCCCATGGTGCCGATCTCCACCTGGGCGTCATCGGTTGAATCATATGTTTCCTGGGCATACTGAGGCCACAGATTGATCACGGCCTGGGCGGCGGCCTGACCCGTGGTGGGATTGATGGTGTTGGCCGTCTTGTCCCGGATGTTCGTCAACGTCACCAAGCCGTCCGAATTGTATCGGTTGACTACGGCGGTCCATAGTTCGGAGGCAGCACTCATGACGGATCCGTGAAGGTTGGCGTCCCGGTGGTGTGCGGAAGATACCCAAGCCCGGAGATCCAGTTCCACCACTGGATTTTCCCGGTAGTCGGCGCCCCGCCAGTGTCGGTGTAACTCATGAAGTCATCCACAAGCCACGGGGTGTGGCTCGTGTTGTTCCCGCGCAGGAACCAATAGGTCCCGTCGATGAAATCGAATGGTGCCAGTATGACGTCATCTATCAGAACGTATCCTTCAGACCAACTGGACAACTGGATTTCCACGTCCAGGGGATCTTCGTTGAAGTTCTTGAACCAACTGTTTTGACCTACCGGAAGGAGTAACTCGTTCCAGCCAGTCTGTGCATCCAGAGTGACATTGGTGCTCTGGGATCCCAGGGAAATAGCCAAGGTTCCATCCCCGGATCCGGTTTGCCGGTTATACATCAGTCGCAGGAAATACGGCGTGTTCGGGTCCAGACGCCGAACCTGCATGTCTTCCACCGGCTGGGAAATCTTGAAATCCCCACTGGCCTTGAGACTACCATCCGTGGAAGCGCCAGGATGGGATCGGTAGTAATTCGTCGTGTCCTGCTCGATATTGCTTTCCCCGCTGTCCTCGGTCCAGCCCGTGAACTTGGGGTCACCACCGCTGGCGTAATCGCTGAAACTGCTATTGGTCAGCAAACTGCCACCAGCACCGGAACCCGCATGATGGGACCGGATCTGCACGCTGGACGATTCGCCACTACCGAATCGCTGGACGTTTTCCGACGCCTCTTCGTGGAGCAACAGACTATCCAGGGACGGCTGTTGACCCATGCACTGGAACAATTCCGCCTGCTCTTCCGTCCCGGTATTCTGGTCCGACACGCAGATGAATTTCTTCGTCTCAATCGTGCAGGCTTCCAGGTCGTAATCGTTCTCGTCCACGGTAAGACGACTCATGGCCCCGTTTCCAGTGTTGCTTCCCGTGCCGGCCGCTGAGGTGTCATACGTAATATTTCGACTCTGCACGGTAAGACTGTTGTCCACAAACCAATCATACAGAGCCCGAAACAATTCGCGGACATTGGTAAACCCGCCCCCAAACCCATAGGAGGCATCCACGGACATGATGGATCCGTATTCGTATAAGATGGGTGTCAGAAACTGAAGCGCCGTGGATGGACTGACTAAAGCGGAACACCCCGCCCGAAACCCGCCCGCTGCGTTGGCAATGCCGGCTGGGGTATACTCGCCCTCAAGCGATTGCAGGAGAGTATCGAGTGCGTTACCGTCGCCCGCTATTGAGCTGTCGAAGGTGCTGCGCACAGTCTCCAACAAGTCTACAACATTTTTCCACTGCGTCTGGATCTCGGCTTCGGACGGGGTGCCACTCATTTCTTCGCCTTATCCTTCTTCGGCGGACGCCCCCGCCGCTTGGGTTTGCTCGGCATGTCGCCAGGGAACTGGTCGATTCCAACATCCGCCAAAGATCCGATGACTTCGCCGGTGCGCTGCCCATTGGGACAATACTGCGCGTACATGTATTTTGCCGCGGCTTCGTCGTTGGGGCTTGGGTGATACCGATGCACCGGAAGCCCAGCCTCCTCTTTCGCCTTGATGTCCTTCTCCCGGGGAATGGTGATCAGGTGCGCTTTCTTGGCACGACGGGCCGGATCGCCCGTGTTCTCCCCTTCACCGGGAACATTCTGGATCTCCGGCTGATTGTCGAAGCGAATCACGATGTACTTGAGGCGATCAATCAGCTTCTTGTACTGGTGACCGTCGATCCTGAACAAACCACCGGGCTGAGGGATACGGCGAGTCGTGCCGCTGGCCAAGTCGTTGATCACCTTGTCCGTGGTCTTCACGAACGAAATGCCCGCCACGTCGATCTGGTTCACCGGACAGTTGTCCATCAAACCACACCAGAAGGTGTATCGATGTGACGTCCCGGCCCGTAGACTGATCTTGGAGATGTCCGGGACCAGGTCCTTCCCGTCCACGCGGGTGGGTTTCTTTTCGGTCGTGGGAGCCGGCATCGTAGCTTCGGGTTCTCCCGTGAGTTCATTTTCAGGTGTCGTTTCCATCGAAGTATTTCCTCCGTTCCTGGAACCAAAAAAACAGGGGCCGCCGCCGCGCCATGAAAGGGGGAGGGGTGACGGCAGCCCCAGGGGCAAGACTAGGAGTTCTCCACCTTGACCGCACCATACGGCAAGGCAATGCCGGCACCGGACCGGCTGTCCCACTGGATGTATTCCTCCTTAGTGGTCCGCACGCTGTCGCTGTTGTTGTCGTCCATGAGGGAAGTGAGTTCCCGCACCGGCGCACGCTCCATGAAGAACGTGGGCTTGATCGGGCTTCCCTTCAAGAAGACATACCAGTCGTTCGCGTCGGTGAGGTAGGCGCTGGCCCACAGGGTGACGTCCCGAGATGCATCATAGATGATATTACTCGGGGTGGTGCCGGCATTCGACCCGACGTCGTATGCCTGACGTCGCTGGAGGAAGGCCTTCTCCATGATCTCGGTGAGTTCCGGGGGATGGATGATGATCGTGCCGCTGTCGATGATGTCATCGTTGAACAGAGGCTGACCCTTGCCATCCTGGAATTCCCGAAACCGACGAACAGCGGCGTAGTAGTCGGTCTGGATCAGGGCCGTGGTGGTCACCCCACCGCCGCTGATCAGGTTTCCGCCCGACACACCGAACCGGTCGTTGCTGTCCCCATCCGTGGCGTAGAACATGGCCGCGCCGTCGGGGGCATTGGGCACGTCGGGAAGAATCCCCACGTCCCCGTTGCTGATCATGTCGAAGAAGAACCGCAGGGGAAGCAACGCGAAGGATTGTCCGGTCAACCGGGCAATGGGGAACAGGCTCTGGGTCTGCTCGTCCATCCGGTCGTCCTCGTTCCACTTGATTCGACGACCCCAGTTGTAGGCATAGGTCGTGAACTTGGTGGAATCCATCGCGTCTTCCGGGATGCCCTGTCCCCGTTTCCACTGTTCGGGATGGGGCGGGGCCTCGATGTAGCCGAAATCGTGTTCGCGGTTCGTGGCGGTGATGGAAAGGTCCATCACGTCGCCCAGTCGCTGGCTGGGGAGCCGGTTCTTAACCTTTTCATAGGTGTCCCAGAACTCGGTTCGCAGGCCGTTGACCAGGAGTTGGCTGGTAATGACTTCCATGATTTACTCCTTTACGCCGTTAGACGTTGTATGCCAGGGCCTCAGCCGGCGTGAAGAGTTTGACATCCACATCGGTGGAACTGCGGTAGAACCACAGGATCCCGATGGCGTTGGTTCGTCCGGACGATTCCAGGGTCATGTCGTCCGTGTTGCTGCTGCCGCAGTAGACGAGATCGCCCACCTTGGCCTGGCTCGGCGTGTCCCCCACGCTGTCCAGGTGCTCCAGCACCACGCCGGAACAGTCAATCCTGGCCTGGGGAAGCGGTGAGGCGCTTGTATCGCCTTTGTAGGTTCCAAAGGTCGCTTCGTTGTTGCCGCCGATGAGAACACCGGCGAAGACGTCATTGGCACCGTCCGCCCAGAGGTTGGCATAGCCACCCTCCAAACCGATGAGCTGACCCTCATATAGGGTCACCCCGTCGGCGATTGGCGCCACCATGGTGTGGTTGCCATTGGACGTCTTGTGCACGACTTTTACCGTAACATCAGCCATGATCTAGTCCTCCTCTTCCAGGGCGATGCCGTGTTCCCGCCGCATGTGCAGGTCCACATAGCGTTTCTTGTCCACCCGGACATGGCCCCGGGCCTTGAGTTGGTCCCACTGGGCGGCGAACCCGGCGGCAAAACCGACGGCCTCCGTCCCGTGGGTCTGATACTTCATGGCGATGCTCGGCACGCCGGCGGTGTGACTGGCGAAGTTTGCCAGAGCCGTGTCCCCGTTCCGGGGGACCTGGGCGAAGGTCTTCGTCATGGAGGCCACGTAGTCCTGGAACGCTTCGGCGCCGTGCTTGGTGTGGAACGCCACCAGTTTCTCCTCGACGTCCGCACCCAGGGGCCGGCCCTCGAGCAGCTTGAGCGCCTCGGCCACGTCCGCTTTGCGCTTGGCCTCGGCGTCCATCTCGTCCAGACGTCCTTTCAGGGCTTCGTTCTCGCCCTTCAGGTGCGCCACGGTCTTGAGCAGTTCCTTGTCCGAATTGTCTTTCATGGATTCCACTCCGGGCATGGCCGCCGGGGCCGCTTCGTCCTCGGGAGTCTCCTCGGAAGTCGCCGTGGATTTCTGCTCCTCGATGGCCGCCATGATGGCATCCATGTCCGCCACGGAGATGGAGCCGTCCTTGATGGCTTTGACGACAGCGGAAACATCGAGACCACCGTCGGCCTCCATGTTCTCCGTTTCGTCTTCCTTGGGCTTCTCCTTGCCCTTCTTTTCCTCTTTCGGCATGTCTGCCTCCTGGAAAATCAAGTGGGCCGAGTCGCCAAAAGAAAAACACGCCACCGCCGGCCCGTCCGGGGCGGGTTGTTTACACCTGTATGGATTTTTCACCGCCGCGTATGCCGTGATCGGCTCGGCGGGTTGCTTCCGGTCGTCCAGGTTGGATACCACCAACATGGGAAGTTCCAGGTATGGGGCCTCATGGTCCAGAAGCGCCAAGGACACGATCTTGGGCGTGCCGTCTTTGGGAACCTCCACGGACCGATAGGGCAATCGCTGGCACAGGATGTCCTCCTGCACCCATTCCGACGTGATGACCAGGTCGGCAAAAAGAGCGTGTTTGGGGGATCCCTTGAAGGTGATGACCCCGGCATGAGTGATTTTTAAGAACCCGGCCGGCTTGATCGCGTCGTTGAGTTCATGGACGGGTTCGTGGTGCCGGATGTGCAGGGGTGGGTGATACCCTTCCTCGGCGGCTTGAAGACTGTATCGACAGGCTTTTTCGATCCAGTCCCCGTCGAAAACCAGGTCCCCCCGGGTATTTTCAGCAAAAATGGGGACGTGATGGATCGTCATCACGCCCTGCGCGTCCCGTGTCGCCTGGTATCCCATTCTGGCCATTTATCGCCTCCCGAATGGCTTTTTCAACGGCCGGAATGGGCCGCCGAACCTCACCATTGATCAGCCGATAGATGGTCATACCAGATACTGGAATCACATGTGTTAAATTCCGGACGCCTTTTTCCGCCACCAGGCGCTTTAATTTTTCCAGCGTCTCGGGCCAGGTGTCCGCGGTCATTCTCATGCCTCGTTGACCATTAAATCGGGCCGTCCCCCGTGCCGAAACCCGGGGTCCGGGTGGGCTCCCGCGGGAACCCGGTCGCTCTGGACCCGTCCAGCTCGGTCAATCCGGCCCATCCGGCGCAACATGGGAACCGAAACCAGGGACAGGGAGCACCGGCAGTTGTGGCCCATGGGCGGGGCGATCTGACCCCAGGCAGGGTTGTCCACCGCCATGATCAGGCCGTTCGCCGCCCGGTGGTTGTCCCGGGTGTCCCGGTCCCCCACGGCGTCGTAGCGGAATGCCGGGACCACTTCCCGGATATCGGGATCCTGAACCTGACGGAACCGGCCCGCCGTGATGGCCGTGTTGATATTGGTCCGGAACGCCATTCGGGCGTAGCCTTCCGACCAAGGGGCGGACTGTTTGGCCACTTCATCCACGGCCATGGCCAAGCCTTTCCCCACCTGAGGTTCCGCCAGGCCCTGCTTGAGTGCTCGGCCCATGAATGCCTGGGCCTCGTTGGTGACCGTGGATTCCGCCGCCCGGGCAAAGGCGATGACCCGATCCTCGGAATACAGCCTGGAAATCCTGTAGGCGGTCCGTTCCGCCGCATTTTTCAGGGTGACCGGGGCCCGGGACACCAGGTCATCCACCGCCTCGGTCAGGGTGACCCGCGGCAGGACATTCTGGTCCCCGGCGAAGGTCAGCAGGTAGTCCTTGTCCACCCGCAAGTTGGCGGTCTGAGGGGTCAGCAGGGCCCCGGCGGTCTTGAGCACCTGCATGGCGCCCAGGGCCTCACCGGCACCCATAGTGGCATTGATGGCCCGGTAGAGGCGCAACCGGGCGTCTCGGGCGGCCACGTCGTTTCCCCGGACCGTGGCCACGTAGAGATCATGGACTGCCACGGTGTAAGGCTTGGCATACCGGCCGGACAGGTCTTCGAGGAATTTGGTCACGTCCATAGGTCCTCCACCGCGTCATCCCCAATCCATTCCCGCAACTTGTTCCCGTCCGGGTCCGACTTCCACGGGGACCGCGAAGTCTCAGGTCGATGACCAACCCCAAGACCCGGACGTCCCAGTGGACCCTTCAGTCCAATTACCGTCACGGGGTCAATATACAGGTGAATGTTCATGTTCTTTCGTTTGAGCAGGTCCCAAAACCGGGCATCCACGCCCCGGCATTCCCGCTCCAGCGCCCAGGTCAGCGCCTCGTGAAAAATCGGCAGCATGGACCGCCGAAACCCTGTCTGCGCCAGGGACGATCCCCGGTTGTTGAGTTCCACCCATAGCTGAGTCGGCAGGTGGTAGTAATGCTGGCGTTCATCGCCCGCCGCGTCGTATTCGTCCAGTAGGGCCGCCATCGTTTGCAGGTGGTTCGGGTGGTAGAAATCGTCGTCCTCAATGATCACGACTTTTTCATGCTGAATCAGCGGCGTGGCGGCTTGCAGATTGTGGACAAAGGATTGAACCGATGGCGCTTCGCCGGGCGTGCGTCGAACATAGTCCAGGGCCCAGCCCGGACCCGGGATCTTTGGCTTGTAAAGCTCTTCCCCGTCATCCACTACGATCCACTGCGCACCCAGGTAGGTCTGCGAAGACAACCACTTGACGCAGTGTTTCAGCGCCTCGGGTCGGTCACCGGTGGGTGTGATGCAGGTGATCATACCGAAATGGCGTCCTTCATTTCTTTTCCGATGGGAAGGAGTTCGCCCTTCCGACACACGTCATGATACCACTGCTTGCGCACCAACCCAATCCGTCCACCGGTTCCCCGTTCCTTCAACCGCTTGGTTCCTTCGATCTCGTTTTCCCAGGGCGTTTCGTTAGACACCAGTTGCTCCAACAGGTAGTCCTTACGCCACCATGCCGGTTTGTGGCATACCATGTAAGGACTATCGTCTTCGATGATGAACGGTCCAGGTTCGCTGGTTCTTGTGTAAATGAATGACTTGGTTCCGTTGACGTGGACGCAATCGAACCATTCATCCCACCCCCTTTCTTCGGGAATCAGGTTGTCCAGGTAGAAGTTTTGCTTCGCCCAGATGTCTTCTTGAACGTAGAATATCCAGTCTTCTTCAATCCGAACCAATGCCTCGGCCAGGCGGTCCGACCATTCCTTGGGACCCGTGAACACCACCCGCCAATCCGCATAGTGAACATTCACCCGGGCCGGATAGTCCGACACGAAATACTTCGGACCCAGGAAGCGCACGTATTCCTGCCAGTAATAAATGAACGGATCCCAGCAGAACCGATAAGAATCCATGGTATGCATGAGAACGGCGGCCATTATTCCCCCCACAGGTTCTTGTGTTTCGTCTCGTCGGAAAGGCTCTTGTGATAGCCACGATTGTTCACGCCGACGTAAGGTTCCCAGATCGAACCAAAATCCATCAACGCGGCTCGGGTCTCATCCGAAAACATGTGGATGGCAAAGTTGGCCAGATAGGACGCCGAAAAAGCCACTGCGTCCACGTCCTGGGTCACCAGGGAATGGATCTCATCCAAGACGCGATCCCGTTCCAGGTTTACCGCGCCGAATGGGATCTCAACATGCCCGCCAGTGTTCAAAAAAGGTATAGTGGTCAAATGCCTCGGGCCTACCAAGCCCACCCGATGCTCTCGTAACCACGCCACCAACGGGTAAAGTTGCCCCTTCATGTTGGCTTTGTGGAACACGTCGGCATTGAGCCAATTGACCACCGGAGCCAAAGCCTCGGGAACGTAACCTTCCCGAATACACAGCGGCTGGATGGCGTAGTAGAATGGTTTTTTACGCACGGGACAGAACGTGGACCACAGGTCCCGGGCCACTTCGGGCGTGGCAAAGACCTTGCCACGCTTTGGACGGGATCTCGACATCTTGACGCCGGCCATGGCGAACAGTTCAAAGTCACCATATCGCACGAACCGCCAGGAATTGTCCAAGCCCCCGACGATTTTGCCCAGGTCGAAATCCCGTACGTTTATACCGGCTGCTTCCATTCTTTCCTCCACGTCACGTATGGATTGCAATGTCCCGTCCCATACGTCCCCTCCAGGTGATGGATCGTCAGTCCCGCCTCGATGGCACAGTTGTCCATGCTCATCTGGTCCCTCAAGGTCCACCGCTGGACCTCACGCGCCCACAACGCGTTGAACTTCCGAACCTTGCCCGTGTCCTTGCGCAACAGAAACCCGCTGGCGGTCAAGGTTTTCAACCGGTCCACCCAGCCGATCTTCTTATACAGGTTGAACTGCTCCCGTAGCAGTCGCTCAGGTGCCTTGCCAAGTCGTAATATTTCCTCTACTTCATCCGCCAGGTTGTCCCGGGCAGGATGCTTCATGGCGGCGATCTCTACACCGGCGGCGTCCAGTTCGTGGATTAAATCTGTCGGGTCAATATCCAACCGAAACCGATCGTCCATCCAGACCGACCAAGTGTGCGGTGGTAGCCATGACTGCGGAAGAATCTTCCGCATCCGAGCACGATACCGGGGGCGTTTGGCCTGTAGTTCCCGCTTGCATTTCCACACCTTGGACGAACACTCACGATTCGTGAACCGGAGGTATTCAATCTCTGGATTCACCACCACCGGATCCTGGGGTTCCATGGCTTCCGGTCCAAAGGACGCCGTGTAGACGATGATTTTCATGCATTCCGCTCCCACACAGTGAACCCGTGACTGGCCGTGTCGTGAAACACGATCTTCCATGCAGGTCGGGTGGACATGAACTCATCAATGGCGGAAAGGATGCCTTTGGTCCCAGGCTTCTGGCGTCCGGTTTCCCCATCGGCGCCCACAGTGCCAAAGGTCACGGTGTCGTGAAAGATAATATATTTCCTGGCGCAATCGCCGTGCCTGGACAATTCCCCCTTGACCTGGTCATAGTTGTGCAGACTATCCACGAAGAGAAGATCCGTTTCTTTGGGTTCCGCTTCCAGGCTGGATTGCAGGTGGAAGTCCCACCGGTCCCAAGCTAGTTCTTTGATCTTGCGGTGCCATCGGTGATGACGAATATCGTAGCTGGTGAGATGACATCCGGCGGAAAGAATCGCCACGGTGGAACACCCAGCATTGACGCCGAATTCCACTGCGTTGGAACATTTCTCCGCATACTGTTTGAGCGTGGGCATGTGGTAGGACATTGCTTTTCCGCCTTGATAGAGTTGCTCAAACAACGCGTCCAGGGTCTTGACCACCGATTACTCCTTCATTTTCCGCCTTTGTTCCGAATGTCTTCAAAGTCGCCTTGCAGAACGGCGGTCAACCGCGATTCCTTCGACAGGTTGACCACCTTTGACGGCAACAGGTCCAGCAACCTTTCCCACTGATGGTTCTCCCGAGTCACCATGTGCCAGCGGGATCCGTCGTTCAGGTCCACGCCGATCAGGCCGATCGTCTCAAACCCCAACCAAGACGCCACGGCCGTGGCCCAGAACGGAGACATGGCCGCCCACAAGGGTGGATCGACTCCCACACGACGCGGTGCGAACCAGGATAGGACGTCCTTGGACGGGAATTCTACAATACGAGGAAAAGGCTGCCGCCCACGGCGGTCCTGGCAGAGATGGGAAAAAACCACCATGGGGGCAGCAGATCGCATGATCGGCCAGACCTTGTCCCGGAACGGTTCCACGCAGATGCCGATATCGACAGACACATAGGTCACGGCACGGTTGCAAACCAGGGTCCAGCGGGTTTTGAGTTGGTCATAAATGTCCGGCGCCTTGGACGAAGGGCCGGGTGCTACAACGACGGCATCCTCTCCGCTGAAGAAGTCCCGCCAGTCATTGAACTTCACGCTTGCCCTCGTTTTCCTTCCCCTTCCCGACATCTTCCACAGATTTCCCCGCCGGGTCAAGTGGATTTCCGTCCTTGTCTTTCACATCGAAATCAAACGGATCACCCGTCATGCGTTCCCGAAAGGCTTTCTTGTCTTCATCCATGGTGCCCTCCTAAGCGGCTTCCTTTACATCCACAATAATGGTCCCGTCCGGTGCGTGTGACACCTTGGTGATGTTCAACGAAACCCCTTTCATCGAAAGGTATTCCCGCTCCACCCCCGAATAGGCCGACACGGCATCAATGGAACGTGCAGAGTTCAAGCTACCACGAACCATAACCGGGACAAACCCAGACGTGGCCTTGGAAAACCCCTTGGCCACATCCACGTCGTCTGTCCACGATGAATGACACGACCCTTCCAAGTTGTTACCTTCCTTCAAAAGATCGCGATAGGAGTCTTCCGGCAATTTCATGCCACGGTAGAACGTGCCGGAAAGTCGGGGTGCCTTCTCCAATGCCATGGATAGTTGTTGCAGCGTCTTCGTTTGTTCTTCCGTGGGTTCCTGTGTTCCTTGCTGAACAGCCTTGAGATTTTGATATTCAAAAGACCGCGTCCACGAATCCATGGCTTGGCGCTCCTCTGTGCTCAAACCCTTGGCCCAGGCGTTCAGATCTTCCGGTGTAGCGCCTGACACCGGTTGGATTCCGTCCGGTGGCCCGTCATCAGCAGGGAATCCCTCTGTTCGATTCTCGACTTTGGCTGCTTCCTTGTCATTGATATATTGCAGGTATAGGCGTTGTTCCTCACTCGTGCTATCTGGGTTCAAGAATGGATTGTATTGTGGGTCGTTGAACTCCTTCGGATATTTGCTTTCCCCACTTCCCGACTTCGATGGGGCCACCTTGGGTTCGTCCTTTGCCTTGGGCTTGTCTTTCGTTTCCGATTCATCGGAACTCTTTTCCCTGGTCCCGGGCTTCGGCCCGTAGACAATCTTGTCCCCCTTCTTCCACCCCTTACCACCACGCGGACCCACGTAAGGTTCCCAGTCCCCTCCATCGTCCGCCATGTTGAGGAGCGGTGTGGTGTCCTTGAACATGGAATCAAACCCGTCCGAAGGAAGCGCCGGTTGCTGCGGTTGCGGCGTGATGAGTTCCTCCCCTTCCTGTGGCTTACGGAACCCGGTCTGATCCAGCACGTCTTCCAGGCTAAGGCTCACGCCCATCTGGGTGAGATTGGCAGCCACTTGGGATCGTTCCAGGGGATCCTGCCGCTTCTCCTGAACAATTTGGAATCGCGGCATCTCGTTGGCGATGCCCAGTTCCACCATGTTCGGCCAGTTCTTGAACCACAGGCAGCCCAGCAGATCATCCGTCAGGGTCTCCTCAAGCAGCTCCCGGTCACACTGGACAATTGATTCCGTGCTGTTCTCCTGGATCTCGGCCAGGGCGTAACTGCCGCCCTTGTCCGCCGACGTGGTCAGGTTGGCGCCAAGGACCAGGGTGAAGATGGTGGTGCGGAGTTCCTTCCGCATCTCCCCGGACATCTGCCACCCTTCACCGCTGGGAGTGATTGTTTCCACCTGGTCCTCGGAATCGCTCACCAGGACATGACGGGCCCGCAGGTCTTCCAGAACGCTTTTCCATTCGTTGATCAGCGTGGTGTTGGGTTTCCCTGTGGCGGCGTCCCGCACGCCCTTGATCTTGGCATGAATAATACCCTGGCCAAACCGTTCAATAGCTGAAATCGATTCCTGGAAAATGTGTGTCTTGGCATACCACCACCAGCCCAGGGCCTCACGCAAGGCACGGCCGTAGCCCAGCGTGGACTGTTCGTCCTGATAGACGTGCCGGATCGTCTGCTTGGCCTGGTCAAGGGTGACCTTTTCCCAATCGCCCATGCCGATGTTCCAGCATTCCCACCAGCCTTTGAAATTCCCTTTCCGGTCGTTCTCGGGCACGACCCGATATTGCCGCTTGTCCCGGTCTTCCAGCCGGCTCGGCACCCACCAGGTCCGGGGTCGTCCGTCCCCGATGGTCAGGGTCTTGGGTTCACCGTGGATATAGGCGAATCGGGAACCAGAAAAGAACGCCCGGGCCAGGTTGAACCGGGCGGACGTGAAGTGACGCAACGATTCCAGCAGTTCCGTGCCGATGGACACGGCCATGTCGGCGTGAGAGCTGCCTTCTTGGCGAGGTTCCAGGTTCCACCGTTTTCCCGCGATAGCGTGGCGCCGAAAGTCGATGGCATGGCTGATGTCGGCGTCCCGCAACATCTTCTCTTCGATCTCGGGCTCACGGGATTGCCAAACGGACGGGTCATAAAGTTGGACGCCGGACAGGTAGGCCGACGTCATGGCCCGGATCCACAGCTGCTGGGCCTGGTTTCGGATTCTCAATTCGGTGGTCATTTTCCACGCTCCTTGCTACTCACGGCCCCTTCAAAAGTCATGTTTGTCTAACCCGTCCTTCAAGGTCACATCCCATTCGTTATGCTCTGCCCGGATTGCTTCACGTTCAGCCGGGTTGGCAGCAACGCTATCGGCGTAGGCCTTGAACTCCATTTCAAATACCCCGTCTTCGTAAAGTTCAACCATATGCTCTAGCACATCTCTCCAGTTTCTTCCCTTCACTCCCTTGATGAGAGCACCAACGATATTCCCTGTTTTTCGGCTGTAGTAGACTGTAACCAGACCATCAATCCGTCGGGCGAAGTGGTCGTCAGGGGCCACCACAAACTCGATGCAGTCGCCTTCCGGAATGTAGACGGCTTCCGGCTGAAATGGCACTTGTGGGCCCGGAAGGCCCAAGACCGCTCTCGCGAATTCGTCTTTAGTTAAGGCTTTCATATCACCATTCTTGCGAACCTTCCTGACGCCACCGGGTCGCCATTTCACAGCCAGCCACGTCACGATCCCGGCATAAGCCAGCAACCCGGCGCCCAGCCACATCACGTAGACATCCACCCATCCCATGGCACCCTCCTATGGGGTCCAGTGGCCGGCACGATCCCGGCCAAGATCCGCCACGTCTTCCCGGTCCTCCGGGCTGGCGTCCGGGTCATCATACCGGGCTTTTTTCTTTTCGTCACGGTCTGGCGCCTGCTGCAACCCGAACGGGTGCGCCTCAAGAAAAGCCCAGGCCCCGGACGTAGCGTCCACCAGGTCCTTGAGTTCCACGTCGGGGAAGCCTTCTACCTCATCCAGGTAGCCCTGGGTCCAGGGTCCGACGTAGAGGCGCAGGCCGTCCCGCTGGGCATAGAAATCCCGTCCCTGGTCCGCTCCCCACCAGGGTTCACCGGACTCGGGACATTCGGCCCGACGCTGGTGGCCGCGTTCCAGGCACGACGCCACCGGGGCAGCCCGGGCTTCTTTCCCGGAATCGCTGACCGGGGTTCGGATCAACAGTTTCGCTTCCTTTTCAGTAGGGATTTCTGCCCGAGGCCTGGCGCCGGCGACGCGGAACCCTTCCCGTTCTAATCTGTCCTTCAAAGTCTCAAATTGTGCAGGACCACCGGACCCCCCTTCGATTTCCAAGCCGACGGTGACGTGGTGTCCATCGATGTGGGCCTGCCGGACAATGGCGGCATCCCGTTTGCCGGGGGTGGCCCGGAACGCGTTGGCATGGACAATGGCCCGGACGCCCAGGCGCAGTCTTGCCATGAGCACGCCGGCGGTCCGGGCGGCGTCCGCCTTTTCGCTGGCGGCCAAGTCCCACCATCTGACGGCGATGTAGTCGTTCTTGGGTAACGGCGTTTCCTTGGGATGCAACAGGGGGCCGAACCATTCCTGCCGGAAGTAGTCGCCGGGCTCCCGGGCATCCCAGTCGCCCTTGAGAAGCTGGGCCCGGACGGTAGGGTGCAGGTGTTTGAGGGATTCGATATATTCGTCCTGGTCCAGGTGCGGATTGTCCTGGATCCGTGCCGGCAGGAACGGACGGGATGCCTCGATTCGGCTACCCGTTCTCATGTCCACGGCCCCGATGAACCGCTCCTTGACCCACTGGTGCCCGGGCCCACCGGGGTTCGATGCCGCCAACAGGCGTAGGGGTGTGCTGGATCCCTTGAGCCGGCGGACACGAGACAGGCCGATGTATTCGTATTGCTTGGGGGTTTCCCACTGGGTAAGCTCGTCGAAACATACCAACTGGTATTCCGCCGACTGGTAGCGCAGGTGGTCCTGGGGGTTCTTGAGGTAGGCCAGGCTGACCTTGGACCCGTTGGGGAAGGTGAATATCTTGTTGGTCCCGTCCCAGCGGATCCCGGTCTTGGACGTTGGCAACCACCACTCCATAGCCCGATCCATGAGGGCGCCGGGTTCCGCCAGGTCGGTAAAGGTTTTCCGAAACAGAATAGATGCCGAGCCCGGGTATCCCCACGCCGTCTGCGCTGCCGCCATCAGTAAAGCAGACGACTTCCCGGGCCCGGCGGCCCCGCCGAACAGGGCCTCGAAGACGCCAGCTGCGACGGGGCGGGTGCGGTGAAGCCCCAGGAAACTGGCCTGCTGGGGAGTGGGCCACTGGGGGATCCACGGATTGCCCACGATGAAGGGGCAGATGTTCTCGAGGGTCTTTAAGGCAATCCGATCTTCGACTTCAGGTTTTTCCACCGTTGTGTCCTGGTTTGCCCTTGGGTTTACCAGGATTCGTTGGAAAGTCAACCTCGTTTTCCACTTGAGCCAGGCGTGCCGATGTGGCGGCGAGTTCGTTCAGGTATTTCACCATTTCCTGGCGGGACGGGACGGGTGGGCCGGTTCGTGGAGATTCCATGTTGATCGACCGAGCATCGATAGCCACGCTGGTGTCCGGCACGGCACCGCACAAGCGGTTGAAGAGCAACTTGGCGGCGGCGGGATCTCCGGTATTTTTGACCCGTTCAAACAGGGCCTCAATGGCTTCCCACAGGCGTTCTTCCAGCGGTGTTCCGGACTCTTCAGCTTTTTTTCGTGCGATAGTGAGTAGGTTGAGGGAGCCCTTGGGACGACCGCCGAGCTTTCCCAATTTTGCCCCAGGCAGTAGTCGTCCTTTTTCGTCTCGTTCCGGCGATTTGTTTTCGCCTTTATTCTGGGATTCTTTAGTCACCTATTTCCCTACGATTTCCGCTTCTGTCATGAACGGTGGCAGTCCGGGTTCGGGTGTCCACCAGTCTTGATGTAGGATAATGGTTCCGGTGGTGGTGGTAAAGTGGTGGGCACTGGTGTGGGGTTTTCCCTGGGTATCTTTCCAAGTAAATTCGACGGTGCCAGGCTTGTCCAGAGTCAGGCGGCAGACCCCGAAGCCGGACCAGGCTTGCCCGCCCAGGCCTGGGGGTTGTTTGAGTGGTGTGGAATACCGGGTCCAGGTTTGGGACAAGACAGTGGGTGGGGATTGCAGAGCGGACACATCCGTCCCCACCAGCAAGGCACAGGTGGCCGAAATCAGCACGGTCAAGAGCAACCTAACGCCGTTACTCATCCTCCACCCCCTTTCGCCTTAGTATCTATTTACTATCCAAGGACACCCGATGTTCCAAGGGTCATCAACACTATTTTCTTCTTCATATGCTTCCTGCTCTTCTGTTAATAAAACCCAATCATCAGCTTTCTCATCTTCTTCTGTAATCCTTCTAGTGACAATATTATCACACCCATAAATAAAATGACCTATCGGCCACCACCAGCATACCTTTCCTGTCGGCCAAGACACCCGCTTAATACACTGATGAGTATTAACAACATTTACAGCCTCGAGTAATCTCATCACTCCCCCACCTCTTCCCTAGCCTTTTCCAAGGCGTTTTCAACCTCCCCGAAATACCCGTCGTTTGCGATCACGGCTTGATCGTAGGCGTCCAGTATATCCTTGAGCACCCCCCTTAGCCGCTTGTCCTGCCCCTTGGCGATCTCCACCGCCC